TACATCCTGATCGGTTCGCGCTATCCGCAGGCGACCGGAACGGGTCTCAACTTCTAACCTGACAGCATCAGAGAAAGGGAATTTTCCATGTCAGAAGATAACAGGATTGAATTGACCCGCCGGAACTCGGTCGAGGCCAACAAGAAGATGAAAGAAAAGGCCGTGTGGCAAAACCCGGAAATGAAAGAGTTTCGGGAGAGTGTCCAGAGCCAATTCGGCTTCGATATGAAGTCGGATGGGTTCAAGCCAGAGTCGCTCGATTTCTCCTGGCCTAAGTTCAAACGCAAGGTGATGCGCGAGACGAATTCGGCATCGGCCAATGCTCAGCTCCTTCGAGCTGGCGTTCAGACCGCAGTCAACAATCTCTATCCGTCGGTTAAGACGACGTATGAGAGCTGGGCTCATGTCATCGCAAGCTCGAGGAACACGGAGCTCTATGCTCCGCTGAACGCGATGAGCTTCTCGAGTGAGCTCGGAGAGGGCGAGACTTACGTTGAAAGCAACGTGATCGGTCTCGATATCTCTCTGCGCAATAAGAAGTTCGGTCAGATGTTCCCGGTGAGCTTTGAGCTCATCGATGACGATCAGACCGGACAGTTCGCGCAGAAGGTAGGGGACATGGCTGACTACGCAGCCTTGATCTTCGAGGTCTATGCGTACGGCAAGCTTCAGTCGCCGTTGGGCGGCTGCACCTACGGGAACCTGACTGTTCCCGTGTCTGAAACCAAGCCATCGACTGAGAGCACTTATCCGTGGAACTCGACCGGATTCTCTCAGGGCGGAGGCAAGAACCGTCCGAGCTCTTTCACGCTTCCAACGGTTGCCGGCATTCAGGCTGGTTTCGTGGCGCTTGAAGAACAGCTGAACTTGCAAGGCCTCAAGATGGCTGTGTCTCCAGACACGCTCATCTCGGGTCCGTTCAACCGCTTTGCGATTGCGACGATCCTGAACTCGAGCTTCTATCCGGCTGGTGCTCAGTCGGCTGGAGTTACGGGTGGATCGTTGGCTGCAAACGTCCTCCAAGGGATCGCAACTCCGGTTGTGTCTCGGTTCGTATTCAATAACTCGGGTTCCAGCGCCAACTCTGCGGCCTGGTACCTGGCTGACTCGAGCAAGCCTGCGTTCATCGTCCAGATGCGCGAGGCCGCTAAGGTCACTCAGGAGAACCCTGAATCAGGTGCTGGCTTTGAGCGCGATGTCTACCGCTGGAAGCTCACCGTGCGCGGCAATGCCGATTTCATCGATCCTCGCTTCTTCTACCAGGGCGATGACGGCAGCGTGACGAGCTAATCCACAGATAGGGACGGGCTGACTAATCTCCCTCGAGGCTCTCGAGAGTCAGTCCGTCCCGCAAAGGAAAATAGAAATGGCCAAGCCCAAAAGAGATAGTCAAGTCGCCGCAGCTATCCTCCCGGGACAGACCCCAGTCCTGGATAAGATGGAAGCTCGGAAGCTCAACCCACCGATGGAGAAACCCAAGGTGGAAGAATTTCATTCGATTGCGTCTAAACTCGCTCAAAGCAATTTCTGCTGTCGAAACTGGAAGTTCAAAAACGCTGACAAGCACTTTCCAGTAGACGTAGTCAGTCGCCGTGTATCGATCTATTTCAAAAATGCCCAGGGCGGGGAACTCCTCGTCGATGAACCTAAGAATGATCGTGAGCTCGCGATTTGTAAGCGGAAGGCGGAGATCATTCTCGCTGAGGGTCAACGCTACGTCTATATCCGAAAGGCCAAGGATGATGAAGATGACCAGAAGATTCTCTCTGAGGCTAAGGAGCAGTTAAAGAAGCACGACGAGGCCCTATCTGCTCTCAGGGAGGCCAAGGCGAGCTGATGGCCTGGGCAACGACTGCAGCAGCGATCACGAATCTTCGGAGCCTGATCAAGGACAATCCGACTGATAAGATTTGCTATCAGAAAGAAGTGATTGGGATGGTGGATGGAACCAACCCGTACTTCAAGACGTTCGAGTATCGAAGGCTGACTAATTTTACGACGAACGCCGGGTCCACGTTTCCACTGGGTGTATGGAAAAACAACACCCTTCTTACTTCGGTTCAAGTGACTGCTGATGACACGGCATCAGGAGCATTCACTCTTGCGAACGCTGTAATCCCAAGCGCGACCTCTCGTGATGTGATCCGGGCCACCTATTATTATCAATGGTTCACAGACTCAGAGCTCGACGCGTTCCTTCAGAATGCAAGCGCATGGCTTGGTCTTGGGAATACTTACATCAACATCCCAGATGGATTGAACGTTGCCGCCCTTCGATTCTCAGCCCAAGAGGCCTATGAAGCGGCAGCGATGAAATACTCGACCCGTATGGCTGAGGTTTACAAGCTGTCTGACGCACCTTCTGAGGCAATTCTTAAGTCGATCCAGGCCTTCCGAGAGATGGCGAACGATTTCATGTCTAAGGCAGAGACACTCAGAGACGACTACTACACACGCCAAGGACAGGCGCTGGCACCCAATTTTTCATTTGCTCTGGGTCAAGTGACGGATCCAACCCCGAGGAGATGATGGTTAGTAACGGGCTCACGCAGATCCGCTCTGGAGTTGAAAAGGGACTAGATGATCTAGTCAAGCGCGGAAAATCTACGTCGGCCTACATGAATAGGACTCTCTTTCGTCAATTCCAAAAGGCTCAGATTGATCGGTGGCAGACCCAAGGTGACTCAGAGGGTGAGCAGTGGCGTCCTGTGAGTTCCAAGTACGCTCAGTGGAAGCGTAAGCGGTTCGCCTCTTATCCTGGCGCTGGCTATATTACCATGATTGCAACTGGCGCTCTTGCTCAAGGCGCTGAGGGTAGAAACTCGTCCTACTTCTACAAAGTGATTGATGACCGATCATTCGTGATTGGAATCAATCTGGGTTCACTCCCGTACGCGAAATACCCCGGGAGAGATCGGCCATTCATGGCGTTCGCCGATCAAACCCTCAAAGAGTGGCACAAGGGAATTCGAGATTACATCTGTAAGGGGAGGGGATAGATGACGACCTATCCCTATAGGTATCTAGCCGAAGGTGCGATCCGGTACATGGAAACATACATCCAGACCAACATCGGCTCAGCCCTGGATAATGTCGCCCAAAACGTGGGAACGCCGAAGGTCTCTCTCGAGGCCCCAAGAAGTTACTTCTATTACGAGCAACCCCAGGCCTATGAGTGCCCGGCGATCATCTTGGTGATGGATGACATGGACTTCAAGATTGAGGAAAGAAAGTCGAACTTCCTCAATGCTCAAGACCGGATCAACGTGAGCGTGGTCGTTGAGGACCAGGATAAGGATACTGTCGTCGTCAAGGCGTGGCGATATCAGTCGGCCCTTCATTACGTTCTAGATGAGGCAACGATCACGTCAAGCGATAGCGCCATGAATCTCAGGTGTGTGGTTCAACGCGCTAGATTTTCTGACACCTACCAACTCGAAGAGGATCGTGGACCAGGGTCATTTCGCAAGGAAGTCTTACTCGAGTGCGGAGTCACGCACCTTGAAAAATATTAGGGAGGATAGGCAGCGATGAGTACTTCAACGGCAACGGTAACCCCAACGAATATCCCGCTGACACCGATGCGGGTCACTTACAACGGAGTGGATCTCGGAGGAACGACCGAGTCCGTTTCGGTCAATATCAAGTATGAATTGGCTGACATCATGGTCGATCAATTCGGGAAGACCGCTCTGAACAAAATTGTCTCTGGACAGGCGGTCAGCGTGAAGCTGGTTTTGGCTGAGGTCAAGAACAAGGACAATTGGAAAGTGGCATTCCCTTCGGCCACAGAGGTAACGAGCAGCACTAAGCTCAATTACTTCGATATCCAGACGGGCGATTCGCTCTTGGCGCGGGCACATACACTGGTGCTTCACCCTTTGGATGCTCAGGATGCTGACTTGACAACCGACTTCACTTTCTACAAGGCGGTTGCGACCGAGGTGAGCGAATTAAAGTATGGTCCGGATAAGCAGACTGGCCTTCAAGTAGAATTTGTCATCCTTCCTGACACGTCAGCCAGCCCGCCCAGGTTCATGATCTACGGAGATCCATCTATTGGATTGGTTGCCGCTTCGGCGAGCGGTGCGACCTTCTCTGGAACCGGAAACGGAACCTGCACGTCGATCTCGGTTAACTCCGGATATACCCGGACTGAGACGATTACGATCCTCTGCTTAGGGGCTCCGGCATCGAACAAGTCGAACTGGTATGTCTCTGGATCTGTAACAGGTCCGATCGGTGATGCTCAGATCACTTCGAGCTCTCCAGGCGGAACCGTTAACTTCACATCGAACTATATCAATTTCACTTTGACTGACGGAACGACCGATTTCGTGGCGAATGACTCGTTCACGATCTCGACAGTCTCGGCCAATTACTCGTAAGGGGATCTTGTGAATCCGATCGTAATTGCAGGTGTCGTGTTCCTTTTAGCCGTTATGGCGGGTGCATCCATCTACATCTTAGACAAACTCATGCACCCAGACCTGGCTAAGGAATCGATTCATGGGCCGGTTGAGATCGTCACTGATCTTGACCGGCTCATTTCTAACGGGGTTGGTTTCAAATGGAATGGGAAGGTTCACGTCATTAAACCGATGAAAAATCGGACCTTCCTTCTGATGCTCAATGAGCTGGGAAAGATGGATCAACTCAATAAGAGTGGGATCCGAGACCAGCGAGAAATAGTTCGAGCATACGCCAGGCTCTTTGCAGTTGTCTGCGACACGATCTCTTTTCGGGATGTTGAGGAGATGACCCAGGCACAGATTAGGGCTCTTTTTGGCCAGATCATGGCTTGTGTCATGGGTCAGGCACAAGTGAAAGAACAGGAAAAAAAAACAGTTCTGGGGGCCAATCCGGAGAACCCTTTCGCATCAGCGCAGGTTTCTTAATCGGTCAGGCTTGCCGCTTCTATGGGTGGACCGTGGAATACGCTCTTGAAATGCCTGCAGGTCAGTTTTTCGCGATGTTGGAGGCGAGCCGCGTTCTTCGAAATAAGGAGCGCGTTCTAGACTGCTACGTTGCCAGAGTCTCTCAAGCGACGCCTGATGGGTTCAGAGAAATTGTCGAGTATTTCAGCGATCTAGAAACCCATAAAGAGGCCCCGCAAGACTTCAAACCTGTTGTGGTGAGGGATACCGTTCGAGGAGACCGCGCTCGCGATGCCGTTAAGCTCGCACTCGCCGGAACCCGGATGATTAATTACGGACTCGTCAGGATGCCAGATGGCCGATGAGAACGAAACCAGTACATTTAAGCTTGATCTAGACGTTGCGGAATTTATCCTCAATGCGAACCAAGCCAAGATGTCCATCCAGAATCTTGGCGGGGCCGAGGGAATTTCTGAGCTGGTCTCAGGTCTCGGAGAAGCGACCATTGCTGTCGGAGCCCTTGCTGGCGCATTTTTTCTAGGCAAGGCGGCATTTGAAGCTGTTTTGGATGCTGAGCATATCCGAATGGTTACCGCTCAGTTTGATGACCTCACGTCTCAGGTTGGATTATTCGGAACAAAGCTTAGAGAACAACTCGTTGATGCGTCTAAGGGGTGGGTGGATGAAACCACTCTGATGGGATCTGCCAATAAGGCGCTTCTTGAGCTCGAGACTGGATTCGACAAGCTACCGGAAATCATGGAAATTGCGCGCCAGAGGACTGCCGTGTTTGGCGGAACCGTCATTGGCACGTTTGATTCTATCAATCAGGCCGTATCAACGGGTACCACGAGGCAGCTCAGGCATCTGGGGATCATTATTGATCAACAGAAGGCATACCGAGAGTACGCCCAATCGATTGGCGCCACGGTAGATTCTCTGTCTCTTGCTGGAAAACAACAGGCCGTTCTCAATGCGCTTTTGGAAGATCAGAGGAAAAAGCAATTCAATGCGCATGAGGATCTGATTCAGACGACTTCGGACTGGGAAAAACTCAAGACCACGATCAAAGAGTTTAAGGACATCGCTGTTGAGATTATCGACAACATGTTTGGACCGCTGGTTAATGCGGCAGTTAGAGCCGGAACCGCTGTAACTAATTTCTTCAAAAACGCCTTGGTAGATGTTGGACATATCAGTGGTTATCTAAAAATCAAGGATGCCGACAAAGACTCCCAGACCCTAGCTGACAACGAAAAGAATCGGATTCAGGAGCTATCGAACGCAAGGGCAGCGGCTGATAAGGTCGATCCAGCGATAGCGGCCAAGAAAGAGGCTGACGCAAAAAAAGAGCTAGCCAATATCGATCGTGAGCTATCTAACGAACAGCTCAAGAACGTCGATACTCTTGATGCCGCTACATCAGCTTATCAGGCCCATCTTGCTCAGATGGGCGCTCAAATTGACCAGCAAATGCAGTCTGCATTCGCGGCCTACCAACGCGGTGAGATTACCTATGAGCAGTATCTTGAGCGAACGATAGAGCTAGATAAGCTCAAGACGGAAAAATTAAAGGCTAACGAAGCTGAGCTTGAAAGAGAACAGTTTAGATCCTTGGATAATTATCAGCGTAAAGCCACTGGTGTGGCTGACGCAGTCGGCAGAGCGTTTCAGGTTCAATCTCAGAAATCAGCCCTTGATCTTCAACGCGGAATGAAATTCGGCGAGTCGGCGGTTAGCTCTTTCTCTAGCCGATCAGTGAGCTCAATCGAGGCATGGGGGGCTGGAACCAAATCAGCCACGGATGCCATTGAGGGAATGTTCGCCGGGATGGCCGGAGACATGGCTTCTAACTACGGTCAGATGATGATGCTGGCTTCGATCTGGCCACCGAACCCGGTCGCTTTCGCTGGCGGAGTGGCTCTTGTGGCCTTGGGTGGATATCTCAAGAGTCTTGCTTCTTCATCCTCGTCCACAAGCGCGCCTGCCGCTGGTGGAGGTGGAGGCGCTGGCGTGTCCTCCTTCGGGGCCACATCTGCAGAAATTCCAGCTCCTTCTCAAGCGATGACCGAATCGCAACAAGAAAAGAAGTCAGTCAATCTCGTGATTCAGGGACATATGTTCATGAATGATCAGACGCAGCGTTGGCTAGTCGATCAGATCAGGTCGGCCGCTGATGCGACTGACTTCAAGATTCAGAGCGTTGGGGGTGGACTCTAATGGCCCTGAGATCCGCATCACTCTTTCTATACGGATTCGAGATAACGGCGAATAATCGATTTATCAGCTTCCGGGCTGTCGCACTTGAGACTCCAAGAACTGCGACCCTTAATGCTGGCTTCTATTCTCTTTCGACCCTGGGGGATGAGATCGAGCGCGCACTCGCTGCTGCTGATCCAGCCAGGACTTACTCAGTAACTGCCGATCGAACAGTCTTCGGTGGGCTTCAGAATCGTGTCTCAATTGCAACGAATGGGACTTATTTCGATCTTCTTTTCTCAAGCGGTAACCCTTCGAATCCAGCATCTTTGATCGGATTCGACGCTTCTGATTACACGGGATCTACGACTTATGCTGGGAGTGCATCGGCCGGAACTGTGCTCATCCCGAATCAGGTCGGATATTCGTTCTTACCAACTTCCGCGATGCAAAAGAATTTTGGAGCGCTCAATATCTCGGCGAGCGGCCTCAAAGAGGCGATCGTTTTTAATCTTCAAAGCTTCTGGCAGGTTCAATTCAAATACATTCCAGAAGATCTGGTCGATAGTGATTGGTTGCCATTGATTCAATGGATGATTCAGCAACGGGATATCGACTTTACTCCGAATATCACTGACCCATCGACGTTTTATACAGGAACTCTTGAGAGCCCCAATCAAGGACTTGATTTCAATCTTTCCGAAATGCTCCCATCTTTCCCGTTTAATTATCAAACCCCACTGATGAAATTCAGGGTGAGAAATATATGAATAAGATGATTGCCCCTCTATTGCTATTAGTCTGTGGAACTGCTCATGCGGCGGGCGGGATATTGAACGGTCAGCCTGTAAATCAGGCGATCACGAATGCTGCATTTCTCTATAAGAACGGTGATGACACTGATCCATTCAAGATCAATCTGACTAACTCAGATCCTGCGAGCGGATCATCGATCACTAATATTCAGAGAGAGTTTAACTCAATCTGCTCATTCGTCGGATGCTCGGTCAATCAGAGTGCTTCTTATCTTCCGACATGGGCATCGACAAACCGTGGAAGCTCAAGTGATAGCGTCTTTACCAGGGCAGAAGCTTTAGATGCTGCTTTCGATGGTTCCACTGGACACACCCACGATGGGACGACTGGAAACGGGCCACAGATCCCTATTTCTACTACAACTGGAACTCTAGGAATTAATCGTGGCGGAACGGGTCAGGTCACGGCTGGTGCGGCCTTTGATGCACTTATTTATGCCAACGCTGTTCCGAATGCGGATCTGGCGCAGATGGCGACTCACACAATCAAGGGGAACGCCTCTGGGTCTACTGCGGATGCATCAGATCTCACCGGCACTCAAGTTACGGTCCTTTTAGATAATTTCGTCGGTGATTCAGGGTCTGGTGGCACAAAGGGCCTAGTCCCTGCGCCATCGGCAGGGGATGCGGCTGCTGGAAAGTTTCTAAGCGCAAGCGGAAGTTTCTCCGTTCCACCAGGATCCAGCGGGAATGCGATCGGAGACATTCGAGCAACCGCTGCTACTACTTGCCCGACTGGAACTCTACCTGGAGATGGAACCAGTTATCTAAGAGCGACCTATCCTGCTCTCTACACTGCGATTGGATGCAATAGCGGTTGTGCTGACGGGACTCATTTCAATGTTCCAGATTACCGAGGTCTGATTCTTCGAGGCGTGGATGGAGGAGCGGGTAACGATCCAGATGCTGGCTCCCGTACAGCTCAAAATACGGGCGGAAACACGGCAGACAATGTTGGATCTTACGAAGCAGATGCATTCGCTTCACACACCCACACACAAAACGCTCACGACCACAGTGGTCTATTGCATTCGACCGGAGTCAATCTGGCCGGTGGCGCTGTCGATTATGTGCTCCGAAATGTGGGTTCCGCTTTCAACGTAAATTCAACTACGGCAACGAACCAAAACACAGGCGGTAGCGAGACAAGACCAAAGAACGTCTACG